TTGTCTTTGATTATCTTCACTATATTCTCTTTTAGGTTCTGGTAATCTTACTACTATCTTTGCCATTATCCTCTCCTTCCATCTGGTTGTAGGTCCACTTGAAACGTACCGAATCTCCACGATTCGCCGGCCCCTGTGTTTTCTATTTTAATATTTGCATAACGTCCTCTGGCCCTAGTGTCAACTTTAGTTGTACTAGATGTAATTGTAAAAGGACTTAATGTAGTTGCTGCACTTGGATCTGCAGGAAAATCTTTGACAGATATTGTTACTTGGTTATTACCAGTTAACACTTTAAAATTTGGTAAGAATCTACGCATAGCTAAAAATACTTCACTCTGATCTTTTTGTAATGAAAAACTAAAAGACTGCACAAAAGAAGTTAAAGCTGTTGTGCTGCCATCAGGATTAATTTGATCTGTTCCTACTTCGTGTTCAAATAGAACTGTTTGACCTAAACCTGTTTCACCTTGAATAACAGGAAATGTTCCTGTGTTAGAATTATTAAAAGCTGTAGCATATGGTTTTGGATATACTAATGAATCAATCCAAGTTGTTCTAATTGAATTTGAATTTGTTGCTGTATACCAATTACCCATAGGTAAATTAGCATTATCTTGTCCATAATTATAAACTACGTATCTATCATTAAATGTAGCACTTGATGTTGGATACCACCAAATTACTTCTGTAAATAGATTGTTTATACCTGCACAAATTTGTTGACCTTTTGTAGTATCAATATCATCATAGACATAATCTTCAACAGAACAAGGTAATGTATTAACTGTACCATCAAAAGAAAAGAATCCGTTGTTACCCATCCAATAAGCAACACCGTCAATTTCAATAGCTGCATTCTTACCAATTAATCCACAGTTTGTACCTACCTGTTCGAAACCAAATGTAAATGGTGCACCTACAAATTTCATTGCATACAATGCATTATCAGTCCACACTAGAATGTTTTCTTTTGCAACCAAAGCACCCATAATTTTTGTACCATCTTGTAGTCTTTGTGTACCAGCTGTGTTTGTTGCTTCAGGTGTATAATTATTTATGTCTTCATCCACAGAGAATCTTATAAGCATATCGTCTTGAGTTGTTGGTGTGCCTATTGTTACCTCTGTTCCAAAATGAATTAAGTGACGTGTTGTTGGTGAGATAAGTGTTACTCTAGTTGCAGTTGGATTGTTTGTTGTTTCAAATCCTGATGTATTTGTTGCAGCTCTATTACCTGTTGGATTAGCGGCTCCTGCATTCCAAGTAAATGTTTTACCATTTGCAATTGTTGCAACTAATACTTCACCAAAATTACTTAACGACCAAAGACCTGGTTCAAGTGTTACAGATGATGCTTGCACTGCACTACCAAAACCTGCAAACAATGTTGCGTTTTGAGTTACAGAACCATCACTATGTGCTTGTCCGTTTGATGTACCAGCAGTCGCTGTGCCGTTTGTTCCTCTGGTAATACCTAAAAATTGTGTAGAACTTTTTGATGTATACGTAATTAATTCATTCTCTACTAGAATTGTTCCTGCAGCATCAAAACCAGTTGTAGAGACTACAGTAACCGCGGTCCCCGATCCACCTGTACCAGCAGTATCTGCAAGTAATGCTCCATTTAAAGTTGTTTGAGAAACACCGGTAATAGTTCCACCATAGTTTCCAATACCAAAACCATAACCATAAGATTGAGCAGCAGGACCTATTACTTCATAAGGAGTAATGGTCACTGATCCACCACTAGATGCTGAACCTGCAGTAGCAGCTTGAATAGTTAAAGTTGTAGAAGTTGGAACTGACAACACTTGAAAGTTTATATCATTAAAAGTTGCTGTAGTTACACCGGTAGTACCACCAGGTAATGTTGTAGAGCTTAATCTAATGATATCTCCAACAGCAATTCCGTGGTCCGCTGATGTTGTTAAAGTTACAGTTGTTGTCCCATTAAAAGTAAAGGTTGCACCTGTAATTGCAGTTGCAAGAGGTGTTATGTCAAATAGTTGACCTTCAAAATATAAAAGTAAAAATTTATCTGTGCCGATAGCTACATATCTATTGCCATCAGTATCAACAAAAGCGTGTTGTTTTCTTGCTACACCTACGATTGTATCTGTTAAAAGAGATTGCCAACCACCTACTTTTTCTGGCAGGCCATATCTAAATCTTACGTTATCTGAATCTACCCAACGACCTTCTGCTCCGACTGAAGTATCTTGTTTATCGATTCCAGGAGCAAACTTAATTTTCGTAAGCACTGATTACTCCTATGTTGTTTGGTTGTATACGTATTGCCAACCTTTGGTTGCGTTAGTGTATCTTAATTTAATTGATTGATTATTAGTGGCTAGATCTAAATTTGTATTAGAGCCTCTAATATTCTTAGTTCCTGGAGCAACTACTACTTTGTTTGAACCAAATCCTCCACTTGCTGATACATCCATAATACTAACTTCATCACCCATACTCGGACTAGCTGGTAGTGTAATAGTAACTTGGGCTGCAGCTGTATCTATTAATAAGTTATCACCAGCTACTGCAGTGTATGCAGTAATAGAACTAGATGTAATTGCAAAATTACCTTTTTGTAAAATATCTAATCTTGCATCTGTTCCATTAGAATGAATTAACATTGTAGCTCCTACAGGAACAGCTATTGGATTTGACGATCCAGCTGTTTTAATACTTAACGTATATTTGTTTGCTGTAGTTCTATCTGTTGCATCTTGAATAACGTATAGTCTTGTGGCTGTACCACCTGTTGTAGATGCAGGTATAATTAAATTAATACTAGCTGTCATTGTGCCAGTTAATTTAAGATAAATATTTTTACCGTTTGATGTTGCACCATCTGATAAAGCTAAAGTAACATCTGAACCAGATGTCATTGCTACATCAATTACACCTGATGTTGATTGTTGTAATACTTGTAAATTAGTATTTGTGATTGTTCCCCATAGACCAGCTTTTTCACCGGTTGCTACAAGTTCTAATGCTAAATCTGTTGAAAATGTTGATGCCATAT